GAACTACCAAGTAACTGAACTTATGCCTGAATACTTCGATGAAATGGAACGTATGCTGTTTCATCTGCCGCTTATTGGTTCTGCATTCAAGAAGATCTATTTCGATGAAGCACTGAATCGTCCGGTATCGGAGTTCGTGCCAATCGATCAGTTCTATGTGTCCTACTACGCGACGGATCTCCGCCGTGCCAGCAGGTACACCCATATCATCTACTACAGCCCAATTGAAATGCAGCGGGCTGTTTCTTCCGGCTTGTACAAGGATGTGTCGCTATCTGATGCCACGATTCCAAAGCAGTCCGGCATCAGCCAGAAGATCAACTCGATCATGGGCATGTCTCCTGCCAGCATGAATAATGATCCACAGTACACGCTGTACGAACAGCATTGCTACCTTGAACTTCCATTTGACAAGATGCCAGTTCCGTACATCGTGACGGTGGAAGAGGAAAGCCGAAAGGTCCTGTCCATTCGCCGCAACTATGCAAGAGAAGACAAGCGAAGGGAAAAGAAGGTCTACTTCACGCACTACAAGTTTGTGCCGGGCTTCGGTTTCTACGGCTTGGGCCTGATTCATTTCCTCGGTAACCTGACCATGACTGCAACGGCTGCAATGCGTAGCCTTGTTGATGCTGGCCAGTTTGCCAATCTGCAAGGTGGTTTCAAGGCAAAGGGTGTTCGTATCGTCGGTGCAAACGATCCTATTGCGCCCGGTGAATGGAAGGAAGTCGAGGCAGTAGGCAATGATCTCTCGAAGATGATCATTCCACTTCCATACAAGGAGCCATCACAGACACTGTTCCAGATGCTTCAGTTCATCAGTGTCGCCGCACAGAAGTTTGCGGATTCCACTGAACAGGTCATTTCCGATTCTGGCAACTATGGTCCCGTTGGCACGACGATGGCACTGCTGGAAGCCTCAAGCAAGTTCTTCAGTGCAATCCACAAGCGCCTTCATAAGTCCCAGAAGGAAGAGTTCAAGCTTCTTGCACGAATCAACTACGAGTACCTGCCGGAAGAGCAGGAGATGGATATTCCGGAAGAGACTCTCATCATTTTCAAGCAGGATTTTGATGGCAGGATCGATGTCCTTCCGGTATCCGATCCAAACATTCCATCCAATGCACACCGCATGATGATGGCTCAGATGGCAATGCAGCTAGCCCAGTCGTCTCCACCGGGCATGTTCGATATGGAAGTCCTAAATCGGACAATCCTGCAAGCTGCAAACATGCCAAATATTGACAAGATCATGCCACAGAAGGTAGAGCCTGTTGCTCTGGATCCAGTATCGGATATTGCAGCAGCAGTCAAGGGTCTTCCAATTCGTGCCTTTATTGGCCAGAATCATGATGCCCATGTGCAGGCAAAGATGATGTACCTTCAGGATCCAATGAATGGTGGAAGTCCGATCATGCAGCGAGTGGCTCCGATCATTCAGGCAAATATCCAAGAGCACATGATCATGAAGTACCAAGAGCAGGTCAATGGCGTTGCTCGCCAGATGATGACTGCTGCACAGCAGACTGGTCAGCAGACTGGCCAGAATCTTGATTCGAGCGATCCAAAGATTATTGAAATGGTCATGGCTCAAGCTGCACAGCAGGTCATGCAGGCTAATCAAGCCATGGCCCAGCAGCAGCAGGCTGCAAGCCCAGAACAGCAGATGGTCCAGCTAGAGGCACAGCGTCTCCAGATCGAGCAGGGTAAGGTTCAGGCCCAGCTAGCTAAGGAAAGCGTCGATGCTGCGATGCGTAATCGGGAACTTGATCTCAAGGAAGCCGAGATGCGTATCGACATGATGAAGGAAGGTATCAAGACCACGACGATGGTCAACGAAAAGGAAAAGGACCGTAGCGCAAAGAAGGCTATCGTTGCTCTTCAAGCCATCATGGATCTAGCACAGACACAGCAGGGTATCGAAAAGGAAAAGGCACTGAAGGCTGCTGATATCCTGACAAGCATGGCAAGAGGTCAACAGCGCCAGTAACATCTTTTCAAAATGGTTATCTATGATGAGATGGCAGTCTCTCTCAACAAAGAGATTGACAAGCTGACCAAAGTTCTTGTCTCCGGACAGGCTTCGGATTATGCTTTCTATCGAGAAATAGTTGGCAGGATCGAAGGCATCGAAAGTGCCAAGCAGATCCTGCACGACATTCTCAAAGCCCGTCTTCATAGCGATGAAGACGATTAAAAGGGAAAACAACAATAACAATAAAGGGAGCAAGTTGGATGTTTCAGGTTCAGATGGATAAGTCCATCGCAAACGATGACTGGATTAGCGAAGAGGAGGTAAAGCTTTCGGCAAAGGATCTTCCACATCTACCAGCATATCATGTAGTTGTTCGTCCGGTATCGATCAGGGCAAGGACAAAGGGTGGCGTATTTCTTCCAGACAAGGTAAAGGACGATGTAGCCTATCTGACGACTGTCGGCAAGGTTCTCAAGCTTGGTGACATGGCCTACAAGGACAAGGACAAGTTTCCCAATGGTCCTTGGTGCAAGGTTGGAGATTATGTCTGCTATGCCAAGCTTACTGGCCAGAAATTTGTGTTCAAAGGTGTGAAGCTTCTCCTGATCTATGATGATCAGGTCATCATGAAGATTGACAATCCAAAGGATCTAGATACTACATACAATCTTTCTAATTGATTTGTATACACAAATATGCTGTGCTAACATACAAGTCTTTTCAACGTAACCGTTAGTTTCGTAACTAGCGATAAAAGGGAATAAAATGAAGGTAACAGAACGTGCTCCATCGGAAGGAGCAGACAAGGTAGATACAGGTTGGTCGGCAATTGACCTCAACTCCGCGACTGGAGCAACTAAGGTAGAGTTCGAAATCGAACAGGCAGAGCAGGATAGCCAAAGGGCTTCGGTACAGCCAGATGCAACGCAAGGGAAAGAAATCGTTGCGCCTGAAAAGAAAATTTCACTCACTCAGTCATCGGATAACCTTGAAGACGCAAGCAGGGATGCATCGGGAGCAGCAGCCTCAAATGAAGACTCGCCTAAAGAACTGGATGGCATCGAAACTCGTGGTGCTCAAAAGCGCATTCGCCAGCTTATCAAGCAGCGCAAGGAACGTGATGAGCAGATTGAAAAGCTTCGTGAAGAGGTTCAGTCACTAAAGGTATATTCACAGAATCGCGACAAGGAACTTGCTTCGTCAATCAAGACAACGATTGACACGACCGAGAGCCAGCTAAAGTCTCGTATTGCATCTGCAAAGGAGCTGTTCAAGAGGGCAGCTGAGAACTCAGATACAGATGGAATGCTCCGTGCTCAGGAGGAAATGAGTGCAGCTTATTCCGAGAACACTCTTCTGGCACAGCGTAAGAAGGCTTTGGAGGACTATGACGAGACTCTGAGGCAGCAGCAGGAAAGACAAAAGCAGCAGCAGCAGGCTGTATCATCGGCACAGCCAAAGTACGATCCAAAGGCCATTCAGTGGGCATCGAAGAACGAGTGGTTTGGCAAGGACCAGATCATGACCAATGCTGCACTGTCGATTGATTCACAGCTAAAGGAAGAGGGTTTTGATCCTTCCGACGACGAGTACTACTCGGAGGTTGATCAGAGACTAAAGGAACAGTTCCCACATCGATTTGGCATCCAGAAGGCTGTTGATAATGATGAGGGTGAGGAAGAAATCGCTCCGAAGGCAGCGCAAAAGCCTTCTCAGGTGGTCGCTGGTGCGTCACGCACACCACGAGCCTCTCAGACTTCCAAGGGCAATAGCAACAAGGTCAAACTGACTCAGGAGGATGTTCGACTAGCCCAGAAGTGGGGTATTCCACTTGAAGTGTATGCAGCGGAAAAGCTGAAGGCCGAGCAGGCCAACGGCGAATACACTCTGGTACAGTAATCAAAAGCAGCGTGGAAGGAAATAAACAGATGACAACACGAGAAATCAACTCACGTTCAAGCAATACTCGGGAAAACTCGAAGAGAAAGCTCCAGTTCGAAGAGCCAAACTGGCTACACATTCCGGATTCCGTCAAGGAAAGGTTTGCAAACAGTGGAAATAGCCTGCGTTGGATTCGTATTACCCTTAAGAATGCTGAGGATTACCAGAATATCGGTAAGAGACAGGCTGAAGGGTGGGAATTTGTCACTTCAGATGAAGTTCCAGAGATGATTGCATCCTCTATCGTGAGAGAGGGTGGACGCTACGCGGGTGCAGTCTGCCGTGGAGACCTTGCTCTGGCCAAGATGCCAACAGAGCTAGCCCAGTCGCGTCAGGAATTCTACGAAAATCGCAGTAGAGAGATGGTACAGGCAGTAAATTCACAGTTGATGAACTCATCTGACAGCCGCATGCCTATCTCTAATGCAAGCAAGACCAATGTAAGCCGTGGAAAGTCGGCATCTTTCCAAGATTGACCTCAATCTGACGGTTAAATAGGTTTTGCATTTGTCAATGTCTATCAGATAAGAAAGGAAAGTGTACAAAATGTCTACTGCAAAGACACTATCCGGTCTTACTCCTTCACGCATTGCGGGTGCCGCTGCCAATACGACTGGTGCAAATGAGTATCCAGTTTCTTCAGGCTACGCTTCCAACATCTTTACGGGCGATATCGTAAAGGTCGTGAATGGGTATGTACAGGTAATTACCTCGACCGAGGATTTCGCCCGTGGCGTTTTCCAAGGTTGCCGTTATGTTCAGGATGGCGAACCAAAGTGGAGCCGTTACTGGCCCGCTAATACCTCTGCATCAGAGATCTATGCACAGGTAATGGACAATGTCAATGCAACCTACCTGATTCAGGCAGATGCATCGATGTCCATTGGCGACATCAACAGCCAGAACTTTGGGGTAACTCTCGGTGCTGGTTCAACTGTAACGGGCAAGTCAGGCTTCGGCATCAAGGCTTCCACTCGCACGACTAGCGCAGCAATGCTTCGCCCAGTTGCCGTTTGGCAGGTCGATGGCAACGATATCAACGTTGCAGCCGAGCGTGCATTCCCAGTTGTCGAGGTTCGTATTGCTCAGAACGCTGACCACTTCATTGCGGTCGTAGCCAGCGTTGGTGCAGTAACCTCTGCAACGATCTAATGAAAGGAAGGAGTAAGTAAACATGGCTATTAATCGCGCTAGTATTGCGAAAGAGCTTCTTCCCGGGCTAAATGCAGTCTTCGGTATGGAGTACAAGGACGTAGATAACGAGCATGCCGTTCTCTATGCCGTTGAGAACTCGGATCGTGCCTTCGAAGAGGAAGTCCTCTTCACGGGCTTTGGTGCCGCTCCAACGAAGGGTGAAGGCGCAGCAGTCCAGTATGACTCTGCACAGGAGAGCTATGTTGCTCGTTATACCAACGAGACCGTTGCTCTGGCCTTTGCCGTAACTGAAGAGGCAATGGAAGACAACCTGTACGACACGTTCGCGAAGCTTCGTGCCCGCGCTCTTGCTCGTGCAATGGCTAACACC